GCTCACCGGTTTTAAGCCGAAGAAACGTTGTACCATTTGGATACCGCATCGAATATACGACCTTTTCTTTACGTTCGAAATACTGCCCGAGTTCATTTTCCTGAGTTATCAGGCAATCCACCCCTGCGGCGTCTGCAATCATTTCAGGTCACCGTCGAATATCGACTCTCGTTTAATCTGTTCTGCCTCGTCATGTTCTATTGCATCAAGGCTATGGTTTTTATCAATAACGTTGAGCCACGCGTCGGTAATTTTTGCAAACGGTCTACTCCATGGGATCGTTCCGCCATAGTGCCGTTTGATCCTTCCGATGTGTGAACTTATAGTCTCGTCAGGGCTGCCCCCGAGAACGGTATTTCCGAGCTGGTCAAAGCCAAGCGCGATATTTAATAAGTATCGTGTTGCCTTATTCATTTGCTGTTATCCTCCCGTAACGTATCAACCGCCGCCCGGATGTTCTCTTGCAGCACAGCCAGGAACGAAATTACGATTCCCTCCTCGACGCTTTCCGCAGCCTTTTTACCAAGCTTGATAAGTAAAAATACGTTCAAGGCTTTAAATAGCTTCTTCGTTATCGGAACAGTAATATTAATAAGTTTCACCTTTGGGAACACCCGCAAAACTATAGCGACTATTGCCGGTACACCAACAGATATCAATAACGGTATTAACCATGCGTTCATGCTACACCACCTTTACAAATAATTGTGCCTCTTTATCTCGTCGTGCAACCAGACCTTTGCATATAACGAGTTGATCCCCTTTGTAAACCCTATCCCAACGTTTCATTAGTGTCGGAACTAAAGTGTAACCTCCGACATTAAGTTCCTTAAGCCATGAACTCTCCAGCATCGCACCGACACCGCAATTATAAACCCACAAAACAAGAGCGTCAAATTGGTTCTGGTTCAGTAGAACCTTTACCGAATTATTAATGGCCCTCGAAAAACTCTTTATTTTCTTCTGCAAACGTTCTTCTGCCTCTTGTATAGTTATCCTGATTGACTCTTCCTCTTCCGTTACTGGGCCGCTGTGCATCAAATCGCCATACCCGATTGTTGCATTTCCCGCGTCGTCATTGTACGGCTCTGCTGAAAACGCCTCATATTCTTTCAATAATTTTATTCCGTTATCTGATATTTCCATTTTGAACCACCTTTAAAAAATTTTCAAAACAATCTGCGTAATGATCACTAACCCCATCGCAATAAGTATACTCCGGCCTTGCTTTACATTGTCCTCTCGAAAGTTTTCGATACTTCCGCGTATCCCGTTTATTTCTTTTTTCATCTCGTTTTCCTTTTCATCCCGGTATTTACTTTTAGCATCGCATAACGCCTGGTTAAAGGGATCACCCATTTGTCGAACCTCCTCCTTTGAAGACGCTGAGGAATAGATCAAGTTTATCTTACCTATGGCCATTATCACTTCGGTTTGTATGGCGTCCCACGAGAAGCAATGGAAATTATTTAGTCTTGATTGATTTTTAGCATGCAATGCGTCGGAAGAGTAGAGCAAACAAAGGGACTCGGACCATGCTACCGTGTAGAGTGCTAAAAAATCGGATCCAACCTTCATCGGATCCCCTGGTAATGGGACATGACCTAAGAATTGATCGCACAAGACAAGATCGTACCTCGTGTCCAGAAGACACATAGCACCCTCATACGTGTCTACGCACTCGACTTTACAATCGTAACAATTTTCACGGATAAACATTTTAAGATATCCGGATTTCAATTGCATGTCGTCAACTATTAAAACTTTAAGCATGATTATTCCCCCGGAAGTACCGCAATGAATGCACAACGACAATTTATTACTTGACCAGCGGACCCGTTCGGATCCCTCGGGAAGCGAAGACCAACCACTGGAAAAGTATCACCGTATTTTATTTTTGCTTCATTGATCGCAGCGTGGTCAGGGCGTACCCGGTCGTCCATGGATGTTACCCATTCAATATGCTCGATTCCTTCCTCACGAAATATATCGTTTCGAGTCATTGACGCAATAGTGCCCATTTCGGTTCTTGCAATCGTCAACGAGCTACTCATACCGCCGAGGTCAAAACTGCCATTAGGGACAATTGGTTTTCCTTGACGAACTTCGTACACGTCATGGACTGCTCGTTTTACTTCCTTGGCCATTTCAGTAACCGTAAGGCCACCATCCAACCCCTGTTTAATCGTCATGTCTATTACGTCACGTGCTACCTCAAACGTACTTGTATTGATACTCTCGAGATATACGGACCGCGCACTTGTCCAATATTGAACGCGAGTATCGCCTGCGTCCCACTGGATACCCCGGCCGAATTCTGATTCCACCTGGCTCTTCTCGAGTCCAATTTGCGTCTTTACAGACGGCTTGTATACTTTGAGCAGTTCAAGATTCTCACGGAGTAAATCAGGGAGGAACTCCCAACCACCAACGGACACATCGCTCTTCGTAATTGCTGCCGATGCACTCTTTTGCTTAGACGCCCATGCGTCAACCTTGTCAAGCATGCGGTTTCTTTGGTCAATAAAGTATCTATCCAAACTCTTTCTAAAAACCTTTTCTCCCGGGTCAAGCACCTTGTCGATATACTCTGTTGAGTAGTCACGTTTGGCCGCGTCCTTTGTGACCGTTCCGCGCCCTCCTGTGCTCATACCTACCGACGCGAACGGTGAAGGGGCTTCAAGCTTTTGGTCAAGATGCGGCCATTTAATTATGTCCTCTTCTTTCAACGGAAGCTCCACGATGCGCGAAGCAAGCGAAGGTGGGTACCCCATCTCTTTCACAAGTAAACCACCGGTTCTTGCTCTGTCCTGCATGTCAGCTTGTAACGCTGGTACTTTTGTGTAGTCGCTGGAAAGAAGGTACTTACCATCCTCGACGTTTGTGATCCATTGGAAATTAAATGCGTCAAGTAATAGCTTGTCAGTTGGTATATACGTGTCATACCAAAGCATTTTGCGGCCTTCGCGGATTGTTGCGAAGTTAATGTCTTCATAATCACCAACACCAATTCTATTCAGTCCATACGCGCCGAGTATCTTTTGACGCGACCACTTACCCTGCTCGATGTACTGTAGGTCAACGCTTGACAACGCGTACTGTTCAAACTTTAATCCACCAGCCAAAAATGCGACGCGCTTCCGTCGTTCACCCGTGTACTGCTTGTACCACTCTTCTTTTAGCTGCTGCAGTTCAGTAGCGTCTACGAATTGATCCGTAGTCACCTGACCATCGAGCCTTCCCGAGTTTGCAAAAATGTCCGTATTGAATACGTCCGATTTTGCATCAAGTTCCACCGCTGACGCTATAGGTGAGAATGGTGATATGCCGCTCAGCATGTCGTAAGGGTCAAGCTGGTTGATCCGGATGATCTCACCGTGCTCGAAGTATATTGCTGACCCGGAGAGGTTAGGTATTTCAAATTTCCACCCCTTAGGCTGCATGCGCCCATCTTTACTGCTATCGGTCCAAGGCGTAAAAAATATTTCTGAGTACGGAAATAGCTCGTTAGGTATTTCCCCCTTGTCAAGCCGTACTTTTTCATCCGCTATTGTGTTCCACGGGATAATAAAACACTGACCGCCCGAAGTAACACCACCTCTGGTCGCTGGTAGAAGCAGATTGCAAAGGATCATGCGCAAGAAAGATACTTGCGTCATTAGGCTATTAGGCTTTTCCAATAGTGTCAAAATCCCATGCTCTTCTATAGTCGTCCTAGTTCTCTTCTCAAGTAGATGCTTTGACAATTGAGAAACGTTCTGGGCTATAACACTGACGCACTTGTATACCCAGACGTTGTACGCATAGGGCATAGACGTCGCGTTCTTGACAGTCGCGTTAGGATCGTTACCGCCAGGTAACCAGAAGTCAGGGTCGAGATTAGGAGCGGTGAAACTCTTCGCTATCGGATATGGCTCACCGTGTTTGTCTAGTAAAGAACTTTGTGTCATGTAAATCGTCCTTATAGTTTCACGTGGATTCCGACACCGGTGCTTGTCTCAGCAGCCACGATGCCATGGACACCGCCAACGACATGCAAACCACCACCAGCAAACGACATCGAAACAGCGGCTGCCGAGGTCGCCCCACGGCCGTACATCCCGATATGCCCATCTGAATTCAGATGCACTTTACTTACCTCTACTCCGATAGATGTATCTGTCTCGTCAACAAAAATAACATCATCACCGGCGTCGATGTGTTGACTAACGTCATACGCCCACCCGCTACTTGTCTTGCTATTCCCGTTTGTTGGTACTGGTACTGATATCGTTCCCATTGTAAATCCCTCCTTATGTAACTAATGTTACGCCCGAGCCGAGTCTGTCCCGTTCGGTAGCATATCGTAAAGCGGCGATCGAATGATCGTTACTGTCCACTGGAATGTTGAGCGTCTCACCCTGTTTATTCTTTTGCCATTGGTATTGCGAGAATTCATTGATCGTATTAGTGCACGATTTGTCAATAACGATTTTCCACTGTTGCAACCACTGAATGGAATGCCAAACACTGTCACGGCCTTTCGTCACTGGCTGGGCATTGATCTTATGCATACTGCAATGCCGCATCTCATGGATTGACTTAGGCTCGGCACTGTCACACCACACGGTATTTTCACCCACGAGTGGCTTTGCCTTTGTGGCTAGTACGTCATTGGTCGCACCATGGATATACACCTCAGCAAGGACGTATATCGTTTTAGTATTTTTCTGGATTGCTACTTTAAGCACGGAACTCGGATCATTCGTAAACCCGAAATCAAGGCCGTATCTGTTTACGTCAAACGTTACCCCTGACAATTCTTGGACTTCCCAGTTCGTAAAGATTAGGTCCCCGAGAACCCCCCATCGACCTAGTGTATAAACATCCCGCTGGTACCCGGAGTACAACGAGTATTTCTTCCTATCCTGCTCGGTAAGGTATTTATTGTCAAGATACGTAGAATGAAAAATCATAATTTCATTGTCGCGCTTATACTTGATTTGCTGCCCATTGAACCAACGTTTACAAATCCAATGGTTCCGAAAGATAGGATTAAAGGATAAAAGTTCGCGCTTCGGCACTGGGGAAAGACCGCGCATACGACGGCCGAGTTCTTCGTAGGAATTTTCGCTCATCTCTGTTGCTTCCTCTACTCGAAGATCAGTGAGCGCGCCGATAGGTACTGTGATTGACTTGAGTTTTTCTACATCGTCAAGCCCACGAAAGATCATTCTGTTTCCCCGTGGCTTATACGTTATTGTCAAGTCTGATTCTCTTATGTCAAAAAGGTCGGTAAGGAAAAAAGAGCGGATAACTTTACAACGTTCCTCGAACACGGATGAGCGAAGTGTATTCGCGGTATTGCGCACAATAAGAAAATTGCGCTCTTCGTTTATGCAATCAAGAACATCACGCTGTGCGATGAATACTGATTTGCCGCTTCCTGTACCGCCGTATATTATTTGTAAAGGCGCTGATCGAATGGGTTCTCTAGCTAAAAATAGAAAACGCTCATTAAAGAGCTTAGTAGGTATCCGTACTGTTTTATCTGCTATGGTCGGTCGCATCGTCATCGTTACCTGCCAAGGGTAAAGGTTCCGGCGCTTCCTTCGCGCTTATCTCTAATCTGATTTGTAAACCCGAAGCGTCAAAGCCAACATTTAACTTATCGTCAAACATCCCTTCGGTTCGGCCAAGTAGTTCAAGCGCTTTGTTCTTATCTGTGTGCTTAGCACCAATATTCTGCGGGACATTAAAAGCAGTTACTGCCAATTCTCTAATGATTCGCTCCCTTGACACCTGCAACCTTTTGTTCCGTTCAGCAGTTAATTCTTTGATGCGAACTTGAATCTTTAGATTTGTTAAAAGTTGACTTGCGGAAGCAGCTGCCGAAGTTCTCTTGATATTCGGGTATGCTTTGTAGTATGCAAGTGTCCCATTTAGATCCTCTACGAAAGACTGGCAGAATGCTTCGTGCTGTGTAGATAACCCGGTGGGTGTAAACATTCGCGTACGGATTTTAGGCGTACGCGCCTTATCGGACGTCTTCCGTTCATAAACGGACTTACGCTTCATAATCTTCGATGCGGTTTCATTTATTCTATGATTCATGTTATTAATATAATATTAAAGCCGACGAACCGTATCAACTTTGCAATAGTATATAGTACCCCTTTTTTATTATAACAATATAATTATTATAATAATTAGTATACACTATATATATTGTAGCTGGACAGTTTTCTTTACAAATAAAAAATCCTTATAAACTGTATATTTTTCAACAGTTTACAAGGATTCTTCATTATTATTCGTAAATTACACTTTGTAAACCACTGCCAAAACAGCATTCATTTTTTGATTATAACAATAATGGGTTATTATTATAATCAAAAAATGGACCTCCAAAATCTTATTGTTTACTTTTAATAAGGCTGTTTAAGGGCTTAAAACTTTTTTAAACCAGTAGCATTTTACGTAAGAGCACCACATTATTTTACCGTCATTGAGCGCCTTTGATTTACAAATAGGGCACCTTTCAGGTAAATTCCATGCGTGCATAAAATTGCCTTTTCTCTTTACTTTTGTTAATTTTATTTTCGTCAATTTTATTTTCGTCAATTTTATTTTCGTCAATTTTGATCCCTTACTTTTTTTTTACGCTCGGACAATTTTCGATCCGCTGAGGAAAGGAGGTCGTGCAGAATATCGAACGAGTCCTCCATAAATCCATGCGTAAACTCGCAGAACGATTTGACTATAAGTAAAGGCCATCCAATAGTTACTACGCAAATTAATCGTACCAGCGCAGCAGCGGCGTCCAGCGCCGCTATTACAAATTGCAAAACTTTATTCATTTTATAACCTCCTTTTTAAATTCCATTAGATTCAATGGGTTGATTTTCCTCTGTATTTTTCTTCTTTCTACCACCACGTCTCCCGTAAAATCTGGCAGAATAACAAGTCAAAATCTTCA